CCCTGTCATAGCCTTCCAAAGATTTTATTGCATTTCCCGCCCTTAAATCTTTCAAGCCCCGAAATATTACACGGCTTCCGTTTTCGTGTTCCAGAACATCACGCAGAACATTCCAACCGCTTAAATGCAATCTAACTATAGTTTCTACGCAAAGTTTATAAACGGAATCGTCTAGCGATTTTTGGATTTCACGGCAACAGACAAGATTGTGCTTTTCTGCGGTCAACTCCTGCATTAAAAGACTTGCTATAGACCAAGACTTGCCCGATCCACGACCCCCTGCGGTCAATTTGTATGGAGCGTGTTTTCTAAAAACTTCAAGGCACGGCACGACCTGTTCACGATATAACCGCAAATATTCTTTCTGCTGATTGTCTGATAAAGATAAAAACTTTTTTTCTGATATGACAGGAATTAAAGGCTCTATCATTTTTCCCCTATAAGCTTTTTATATTCTGCAAGCCTTTCTTCTGTTGTTTGCAAGGTTGTCAATTCGCCCGAAAGGTTTATTTTCTGCCCTTCCAATGTTTCCCTAATTTCACGCATAACGGCAACGGAAGAAGAATCGCCCCTAGCGATAATCTTTTTCATTGCTTCATTGCACAATTCTGCACCGCTTATTTTCTTTGTGCCTTCTGGTACTTTTACAGAATATTCTCTTTCAAGGAACTCTGCGTAAATCTGCGACATAAGTTTTTTCTTTGCGTTATTTTCTTTTCGTTTTTCTGCCCCTTTGCGTTGCATAGCACGGGCTTCTTCACTTGTTGGAGTTCTTAAATTCTGTTCGTTCATTTATTCCCCCTTTTTCGTGTTATGTTCGTGTTATTTTCTCTTTTTGTATTCTTCCCGTATTATTTTAGGGAAGCCATATTCACTATTTATTCCGTGATGTATTCTAGCGTGAACACTATTCAAAACCCGTACTTTTACGAATGACGGGCAACACATAACAGTATAAAAACTTTTTACATAAGTGCCTTGTTGTAAATATATATCAGTTAAACCCCCACTATTGCTCTGTGTTTCTAACTGTGTAATAGTTATACGACAGGTAGAATAAAACAAATCGCCCCTGTTTCCTGCTACACAATACATATTTGCATCTTCGTTTATTTCCCCCATAAACTCTAGCGGTTTGTCTACTGAACAAAAGAAGGTGTTCATAACCTTTCTTTTCCAGCCCCTTATATAATTATCGTTAGTTGCTCCCCCTAGTAAATCACCACCTTGAGCAAAAGCAACACATTTCATTCTCGGGGAAGTTTCAAGCCATTTAATCATAACTTTACATAAATCTTCAAAATTAGTGGTCCTTTTCCCGTAGAGTGTTTCACCTTCTGCGTATCTATATAAACAGGCAACATAATCGTCGTCTAAAACAAGGTAATATTTCAAGCCTAATTCTTTTGCTATGTCGTTCACTCTGTTTCTAGCATAGACAACTAATTTATGATTTTGAAAATTATTCATAACATCTGTATGCTTCATTTCTTCTGCTTTGTCAAATATTATGATATTCTTTTCCCCGTATAGCCTTTTATATTCCGCTTCCTGCTCGTCTTCGTTATCAAGAACGATATATAATTTTCCCGAATAACCTAGTCTTTTTAATGTATCTATAGTTCTTTGATTATTTGCTCTGCCGTGAGAAAGGATAAAGATTGCAAACTTATTCATAGTCGGGTGCTTCCTGTCTTAATTGGTCAATGCCTTTTGACATTTCAACAAAACCTTTTTCAATAGCTTTGTTAAAATCTATAATGACAAGTGCATTATTTTCCATAAGTTCCTGCACTTCCTTCGGTGCGTGTGCGTAATATTCTGCAACCTTTGTAAAGTTTATTCTTGTATGTCTGTATGAAGCAAGCCGTAAAAACTGTTTTACATCTTCGGGAATATCAGCATTTTCGATTTCTGCCAACAGTTCGTCTGTCTTTGTTGTTTCATAACATTCCGACAAGTTCGGACATTCCCCTTTTATTTCATAGACAGGTGTTTCGATTTTCATTGTGTACCTGCCGTCTAATTGAGAATTGCCCCCCCCCATTAAATCTTCTTCGCTATCGCTAAAATCAATCACGCTATCGGGAAGTGCTATTTCGTCAAAGTTCAAATCAATATCTTCGGCAAATTCAAGAACGCTTTCTTTTGTGAGATGCCCAAAATTGCTATTTAATCTTAAAAGCTTTTGTTTTGCTTCTGCCCGATTTTTTGCGGATATGTAAACAACGGGAAGTTCTGGTATTAAATAGCCTTCTTCTTCAAGTTGCTTTAATACAAGCAGGCGGGCGTGTCCATCAAGACAATAATTTGTTTTACCGCTTACCCAAACGAAAAAAGGAAAACTCCACCCATATTTCAAGATTGATGTTTTCGCCTTTTCAATGTCTGCTTCATCACGGATTTTAAGCCCGCCTTGGAACTCTGTGATATTATGCCAATCAAGAAAATCTTTTGTTTCGCAGGCTATCTTAAATGTTTTAATCTGTTTCACTATTTGCCCCCATTGAGCATATTTTAACACGGCTTTCTATTGTTTGCAATAGTTTTCTAAAAAAGGGTATTATTTCAAATATTCGTCCATATCAAAAAGCGTTGGTCCAGATATATCTTCTTGATACTTTCCCAAGATAAAATCACAAATCCAATTTCTAGCATAATCGGGGGAAATCATAGAACGCTCTTCTGAACATCTACCTGTTATCTGGTTTTTATCTCTTTGCTTATAAACAATTTTTACTTCTTTATCTTGTTGATAACTTGCTCCATAAGTTTGTTTACAATTTATAAACCAATAAGCCGTAGGCTTTACAAAATAATCACCCCGTTTTGTTCTGTCAGTATCTATAATAGTAGGTTCAATAAAATTACATTGCAAATAAGTCATTCTTGAAGTATTCCAAGGATTTTCAATAATTAGTCTTATTTTTAATGAAGCACATATAAAAACAAACTGCATTAATCTTTCAAAAAATAATTCTCTTGTTTTTGAATTCTCAATATTTGTTTTCATAATTTTTTCTAAACTCCATTTTTTTTGAGCTATATGAACACCTTTAAAAATCATAGTTTTGGCATCGCAAAAATGAATACAAGGAAAGAAGGCAACAATAAGGTCTTGACAAGGATTTATAGAATCGAATAATGTCTTGTCTTGTCTTGTCTTGTCTTGTCTTGTCTTGTCTTGTTAAGTTATCGTATGCCCTGTCAATTTCACCGAATAAATCTGTTATATGGTCTGTCTGCCCGAAGTTGTTTTGAATGTCGTAATCTTCCGCAGGAATCCCTAGTTTTATAAACTCATTTTTGAATGTTCCAGACTGTTCAAAAAAACAATGCACCTTCCCTGTAATTTCCATTATTCGCCCCCAAGCCTTTTATATTCTGCCGTAATTTTATCGGCTAGTTTTCCAAGCCCCGCAACCCCGTACATCTTTTTATATTCATAAATCAGAATGTCGGCTATAACTTCCAAGTGATTGCCATAAGAACTACCGCAATCAATTTTATAGTTATGTTCCAAAGAGCAGGCATATTCCCCATTTTTCGTATGGTCGATAACCCACGATCCATATTTTTTTCGATACATTTCTTTATTCGGGATTCTATGACTATATTGAGCAAAAGACTGTTGAAGCGGTTTGCCACAAATAAAACAAACTCCGCCACTTCTTTCAAGAGCTTCTTTACGCTGATTGATTTGTTTTTCTGTCATTTCCTGCCCCCATAAAACTTCAAATACATAATTTCAAGCCCCATTTTTTCGGCTTCTGCCTTTTCCATTTTTGCACCCTTGCTTTCTTCCCAACCTTCAAGCAACGCAATATGGGTACAGGTTTTCAAGGCTTCCAAATCCCGAATCATAAAATCCTGCCATTCGGCTTTCGGGTTTATCTTCAAAACTTCTTCCCCGATTTTTACGGGGTTTATTACATCAAATCCGCTTGTCTTGTAGAAGGTTTCTGCCCGTTCAAACTGTCTGGTATAATCTGCCTTTTCCCTGCCTGTTATTTTACCGCTTATATATATTCTTGTCATTGTCTGCCACCAATTAAAAAAGGCGGTTTCCCGCCCTTGTTTTATTTTTTCTTACCCAGTTTCCATTCAATATGTTCGCAGACGATACAAACATTTGAATCTACGGTTTGTTTCAACCTTCCTACAAGACGGATTCCCTGTCCGTCTGTAAACCATTTTTTGAACTTTTCTTCTGTGAAAACCCCGTATGCTTCACAAGGAAAATGGCTTTCTTCTTTTACCCTTTCCCCTTCTTCTGTTACGGCAAGTCTTTCTGTTTTTACAGTAAAACGCAAAACCTGTCTGTTTCCAACAAGAACGATTGAAGGTTCGTCTGCAACCCAACCTTCCAAAATTAAACTGTTTAACATATTCATATAAAGCCCCCTATTGCTTTTGATAGTTATATCTTAACACTATTCTTTTATCTTGTCAACACTTTTATTTATTTCCGACATCTTTTTTAATTCTGCCCGAATCCTGTCTATAATGGCAGGGTCTTTCTGATAATATACATAGCACCAATGAACAAACTTGTGCGTTAAATTATTAAGGCATACAAAGTTTTTTTCGTCTAATTCTGCATACCTTGTTTCGTCAAGAAGAAGATGGTGGAGTTGCCAATTTTTGCGAAGGGGCTTTTGCGTTATACGATCCACCTTCCCAGACTGTGAAAACATCAGCTTTCGAAAATTCTTCCATTCCTTTGTCTGACGAAATTTCTTTTTTGCTTTCTGTGTTTCGTTCATTCTTCCCACCTGTTTCCGTTGTCGCAGGAATGACAAGGTTCTTTTCCAGAAGTAATTTTGTCGTAATGTTTACAGCTTGAACAAAGATTTTCTGCTTCAATGTTAAGTTCAAAACTGCTTGTATAATACCAACAACAAACACGACACTTTTCAACCTGTTCTTCGTCCTTGCGTTCTTCGTTTTTACACATCTTGCAAGGGTCTATAACAAGTGGAATGTCGTTTATATACCCTTCATAAGATTTCAACTGTTGTTTAAGTTCTTTCTTTGCCATTTTTTCCCTTCTTCCCTATGGGGACAATAAATACAAGAATAATCAATCCCGTCTTTACATCTGCGACAGGGTGAAAACAACCACGCTATTTTGTCTTTCAAACGAAACTTTACTTTCATTCTATTCAATCTCCTTCCACTTGATAACATTTGCTTCACCCAAGCCATAGCCTGTAAACTTCTTTTCTTCTTTCCAATAGTAGCAAATCCAATAAGAAGTATCTCCACCTTCGTTTGCGTTCATTACAATATATTCCCTTTCTTCTTTCGGTAAATCAGTCGGGTCTTTCCGTAAATCGTGCCATTGTGGTCTGCCTGCTTTTAGTCCTGCAAGGAAGGCTTGTTTGATTTCTTTATTGGCTTCACTAGATGTAATGTTATCTAGTTCACCAAACATTCCAAACTTAAAACCTTCTTTCTTTACATATTCTTCTGCCATTTCTTCGTCTTTCATTTTTCTATCTCCTTTAAGAATTGCTCTGCGTCTAGCATAAGTGATTTTGGGCAAGACGGATAATATACCACTATCTGTTCTATAATCTTTTTTGCCTGTGCGAGTTTCTTTTCTTGTTTCTGCCATTCCAAATACCAATTATTCAACTGTCGGTCTTTTTCTTTGATTTCCAAGTCTTTACCTTCAAGAACATAGTCAAAATTTGCTTTAAGGTCGTTTGTTTTTACAAGATAATCGTGTTCGTGTTGTTTAAGCCCTGCAAAAAAAGATTTCTTCATAAAATCTAACAGTAGTGCTTTCGGGTATAATGGTACAGCCATACTAGGCTCTAACTGTTTTACCCATTCATTAAATGTTTCTTGTTCTGTCATTCTTCTTCCCCCTTCGCTATCTGGTCCGTTGTAAGCTTTATTATAAAGTCAACATCTTGCCTTGCCAATCGGCTCTGCTTTTCTGCGTCTTCAATTTCGCTTTTCAAAGCCGATACCCTGTTTTCTAATTCTGCGATTTTTACAGAATTGACCATAACAAAAGAAAGTGCCAGAAGTAAAACCCCTAGCACGATCCCGACTAAACACCTGTCAATCATTCTTCCCCGTCCTGTAGATGCTTTTCTTCAAGATAAGCTTCTTCTCTTGTCATATTCTGCCCCCTACTGTGCAGGGCTTTCGCCCCGCTTGATTTTTAATCTTCTTCAACTTCGTACATTGAAAAAGAATAGCATTCAGATATATCAAGTTTTTTAATCTCTGATATAAGCCAATTTTTTACTGTTTCCTTGTTTGTAGATAAAATGCTATTGACTGTCTGTCCGTCTGCATTTCTAATTGTTGCAACAAACTCTGGCTCTTTTTCAAAGTCTGTTTCTTCTTCTTTTGGATAAGTTGTATAAGATACACTCCACATATTAAAGCCCCCTATTGCTTTGTTATGATTACATCTTAACACCTTTTATTGTTCTTGTCACACTTTTTTTAGAAAATATTTTTAATTTTCTACGACAATTCCAAGTTCTGCACAAAGTTGGATTGCTTCGTCTAACAGATAACCCATTTGAACTGTATCAACTTCCGTCATTGAATAAGGCTTGATTCTGCCCGTTAATTTATTTATGCGATAATTATAACCACGCTTGCAAGCTCTTTCTTTTATGGCTTGTTCTATATCTTCCAAGTCATTCCCCGTTTCGCCTGCTATCTGTTGCACGATCCCCCAGAACATTCGATTTTGTTGTGAACTTCTTGATTTATACGGCTTTTGCAAATCGACTTTCAAATAGCCGTTATAATTTTCTTTTGCCCCTTCCCACAGGTGCAGAATCTGTTGTTTGATTTCTTTATTAGGATAATGCAGAAGAAGTCCGTTTTCTGTCGGTTCTGCTGAACAAACTATTTTCATAAATTGCCCCCTAAAAATAAAGCCCGTTTGAATATCACCTAGAACACAGAAGGGGTTTGATGGTCTTTGGGTCTGACCTTCTGCTATCGTATATTCCGCCACGGGCAGGGCTTTTCCAAATTGCTTTTAATCTTGCGATTATTTTATTTTTTCACCCATACGGGTTACTTTGCCATTTTAGAAAGGATTGCTTTGAGCTTCTGAACATCTCGCCCCGCAATCGCTTTGTTTGTAAAATCCAACTGTTCGTCACTCATTGTGTTCATTTTGGATTTTACCTGTGCAATAAGTTCTTCAACTGTCGGTTCTGCCGAAGGATCCAATGTACCGTCTAACATATCGGCTTCAACAATTTCAAAACAGTTCTGATATAAATATCTTTTAAGATAAGTTATAACAGCCCCTTCGCATTGAACTTCTGTTGCCCCTTTTACTGTTGTTGTACACATAGGGCAGGAAAAAGTTATTCTTTCGTCTTTTTCAATATCGCAGAAGTCAAGGGTTGCCAAGTCCTGCTTGTAGTTGATAATACAACAAAACTTTAATTCATTTGCCAACTTGTTTATTACAGGCAGAATGTCTGCTAATTCGTAATATGTATAGCCTGCAAACTTGTTATGACCGCTTTTCTGCACCCCCGCATTTTGAAAACGCAGGCGGGCTTCATTTAATTTTTCAAAAACGTTCATTTTTTATCTGCTCCCTTTCTGTCTTTAAGAATCTGCAAGTCTTTCGGCATACATTTTAATTCTATGTATTTTGAACGACTTACCCCCATTTTTTCGGCTTCCCTGTCCAAGTATTCAATCTGCTCTTTGTGGAAGTAAACCGAAAATCTAACACCTTCTTTCTTTGCCATTTTCTACCCCCTAGTTCCACGGGAAATCTTCTTTGAAATCTGAATCATTCCCCGCCTTTTCAACAGGCTTTTCAACCTTTTCCAAAATCTGCACGGAATCAGCGTTGATGTAAACCTTGCTTTTTTTCTGTCCGTCTTTTTCCCAACGATCCTGCTTTAATCTGCCAGACACGGCAACCAATAAACCCTTGCGGATTTTTGCCTTCAAACTTTCGGCAGGCTTGCCCCAAACTGTAATGTCAAAATAGGAAGTTTCGTCTTCCCAATTTTCACCCTTCTTTCTACTTTCATTGTTTGCAACGTGTAATTGCAATTTTGCAGTTCCTGTGGAAATATAGCCGAAGTCCTTGTCGCTTATTTCCTGTGTTACCCTACAAACCAATGTAACATTGTTCAAATCTGTCATTCTTTTTACCCCCTAAAATAACAGTATTAAAAATATTGATATGGCAACCGCCAATACAATTCCGATTTTCTCTGCCCTGTCGAGCTTCCAACATTTTTTGTATTTGTTTTCCCCCGTCTGCCTAATGGTCATTTTCATTTTACCACCCCCGACCGAATAAATAAATCAAACAGGCAAATGCCTTCAAATCTTCCATTGTTGCTTCTGGCATTAAGTCCAGAATATCTTCGACCAACTGTTTTTCTTTTCTGCTTCCGTCTTTCTGCAATATATCAAGATATACGGCAGATTTTCCGTGACAGATTGTAAACAGAAGTTTTTCGTCTTTGTCCTGCACCTGCAATTCTGTTGCCATCGGTGGAACGTGGAAAAAATAATTTCTCATATCAAGCCCCCTATTGCTTTTGATATATACATCTTAACACTTTATTTAATATTTGTCAACACCTAAAATGTCAAGCCCAACGATCCAACCACATATTTGACAAAACTGTTCTGCATTTCCTTTCTGTGAAGTTCTACGGATTCAACAGGCTTCAAGTTTTCGTCTTTTTCCTGTATCTTTCTTCGGCACCTTCCAACACTTTCGATTGTCGGCAAGCCGTATTTCCTGTAGTGCAGAAGATAATCGTGTGCTGATATTCGTTGCAAAGATTTCCCCATTCTCTGCAATCTGCCTTCAATGAGCATAGCATAAAGCAAATCATCACTTGCTCTGGTCTGCGGGTTTGAAATCAGAAAGCCCCGCACTTCCTTTTCAAGTTCTTTCAATTTCATTTTCTGCCCCCTGTCTATTTCTGCCGATATACCACCCCGCCCGAATGTTTCTTTCTGTTTTTGTCTTTCCAGAAGAAGCGAAGTTTTCCGCCTTTATTCTCAACTCTGCCGATACACTCATAATGTCGTAAACGGCATTTCTTTTTTCCTGTTCCGTCTGCTTCATTATGCTATCTCCGAATCGTCATAAAGAACACGGCAATTTGCAATCGCAAGTTCTTCCACCTTTTTGAAGTCTGGTGCTTTTGCAATCAGCTTCTGCAAGATTACCGATTCGGGCTTGAAATCGCCCCCTTCTTCTGTCGGTGTAAATTCACCTATTACATAACCCTTTGCAATTTTGATTTTTTCTTCTGAATTACTGAAATTAAAATCTGCCCTTACTTTCATTTTGTTTACCCCCTAGTTTAAGCGGGGTTTCCCCCGCCAATGTCTTATTTATTCAAGCCCTTATAGAAAGGACAGAACTCACAACAGGTGCAATAATCAGAACACTTTTTGCTTTCTCCCTGTCTGAATTCAATGTCCGTTCCGCCAAGACTTTCCAACAAGCTTTTTGCTTCTTCTTCCGAATTGCAAACCTTCAAGGCGGTTTTTCTTCCTGCCTTCATAATAGCCCATTTATCTTCTGTAGCCCATCTTTCTTCGGCAGAACAAGGCGGAAGTTTTTCGTCTTCCAGAAGTTCGGCTTTTTCAAACTCCGAAACCTTTGCAAAAATGAACTGTTCAATTTCTGCAAGTGCTTCTTCCGTTACATCAAACTTATAAACGAATGTCGGCAACTGTGGATAGGCAGGGTCTTTTTTTGCCTTGCTTTTGCTATGGTCTTTCAACAGGGCTATGAACTCGCAACGCTTTACTTCAACCCCATTTTTCTTCATAAGCCAAGCATAGATTAAACCCTGCTTTCGCCAATCTTCAAAATCTTCAAACTGAACTTTCCATACAGAAGCGGTCTTGAAATCGTGCAGGATTTTAGTCTGTGGATCGTAACTGTCAACCCTTCCCGTAACTTTTGAATGTGAAACATCAGCAGAATAGAAAGCTTCTTTGACTGTTCCTGTATTCTGATTTTCAAAAATCGAATGTACGGCAGAACCGAAAACCGCCCAGATAGAATCCGAAGCGTCAACTTCGATTTCGTCATAATGGCGTTCCATAAGCATTACTTCGCAACCGCCCTTCAAAAGTGTTGTTGCAGAATAAGAACCTTTTGCATTGTGTCTTTCAACACTTACGGCTTCAACGAAAGCCTGCGGTAAGTTCATAGAATTAAGTACTTTCATTTTTGTACCCCCTAGATTTAATATGTCTTTATCTTAACACCTTTTTATTATCTTGTCAACACTTTTTATTATTGCACGGGGTGAATAGAAATCCTGCCATTTGTCTTTGTTTTCCCGATAGTATTTTTGGCAATAGGCATTATATTTTTCTTTGTTCTTCTGGTAATAAGCTTTTCTCTGCTCTTTGTGTTCTGCGTTGTATTTACGCTGATACTCGATTCTTTGAAGGTGCGTCATATAGCCGTTCCCCCGTCTGATTTTCCAAACCACCCTTCACCGCTTCCTGTGGCGATCCCGCCCCACTCTATCACCCTTTGCATTTTTGCCCCGCAATTAGAACAAATCTGTTTTTCCTTTTCCCTGTCGTAATCAGCAACAGGAATATTTTTTTCTTCTTCGCACCCGCAATTTTTATCCGTGCAGATAAAACGATAATACATTTTTTTTACCCCCTATTGTTTTTTTATTTTTATCCCGATTTCCCAATCTTTATTTATTTTTTTAATCTGTGAATGAACTTGCAGAAGGCTTTTGAAATTATCTGCCTTTTCAAGTTTTTCTTTCACCTGTTCTGTTATCTGATTGTCTTTGTACTGTTCAAGAATGTGTTTCATTTTGTCCTATGTATTATGCCTTTCGGTCTTTGAGCATTTAAGGGCATAGCAATCCCCCACAACAGTTAAGTCGTGGAGTTGCTTTTATGCCTTTTCGGGAGCCTGTCGCACCTTCGGGCAAGTGGGTAAGATAACGCTTTCCACTCTCGGAACTTTTCTCAATCCGTTATGATTGCTTTACACCCCGTTCCTTTCGCAAGGGGTTGTGTCTTTGTAAAGACCCCACAGTAAACACTTTGTTTTTATCTGCCCTGCCGTCTACTTCATCAGCTTACCGACAACAGATAAAAGGGAGCCAGAACAAAAACGCTATTAGAAAACTTAAATCGCTATTAGAAAAAAATATCCTTTTTACAAGGTCTAGCGGTGGTAAACCTGTATCTGCCACGAACACAAAGCAGAAAACTAAACCCTGCAAAAAGGATATCTTTGTTTATGTCCGTTATGTCAAATAAGGGGATTACCACTTCCCTTGATTAAGATATTACAACAGAAAATAAGTTTTGTAAAGTAAAAAATTACGGGGCAGGTTTTAACGCTTTTTTGATGTTTTTCGGCTTCTGTTTCCACCTTTACAAAATGGTCGTATTAGGGTATATTTTAAGGTATAACAACTATTAAAAGGTGGTAAACTATGTATCTTTATGACAACAAACAATTTAAGGATTTACGGGAAATTCACGCAAATTATGATTTAATCAGTATTGGTGAAATTATGAAGTCTTGCGGGGCAAGTGTTGGTCCTGTTTCAATCGCATTAAACAACCTTGCTATTAAACCCGAAATAATCACATTGAAACCTTCGGGCAGAACAATTCAACTGTATCAACGGAAAGAACTTCCTGTGATTGCAAAAGTTGTTGGTTCTGTTTTTCAAAATGATGTTGTTCCAGATAACTACATTTCAAAACGTGAATTTGCGGTTATGTTCGGAGTAAAGCCTTATACAGTAAATAATATGAGTGCTTACTTTAAGGACTTCGACAAATACGCAAAATATTATTTTGTCGATAACATAAAGACAAAATTTTATTTAATAAACGAAGAAACCAAACCTTTTTATAAAGAGAAGGTAGAAAAATACACAACTCCATTCAGCAAGAGAAAAATGTTTATAAATACAAATCTAGAAAACAACAGGGAATATTCAGAAGGCAACCTGCACAAGATAGCTTTTGATTATGAAATACTTGCAGAAATATTTGACACTAATTCAAGGTTTTTCCACCTTATGATTAAAGTGTACAAAAAGTATGCAAAACTACAAATTGCAGATAGTTCCATTATGGACTGTCACCACATCATTCCCCGCTTTTATTCTGATTATGCAAATACCGAAGATTTAGAAAATACAATCTATTTGACAAGAGAAGTTCATTTACTGATACACATTCTGGAATATAGATGTGCTTATCCCGATTATCAGTCAAAGTTCTTTAGTTCTTTTTGCATTCTCGCAGGAAGGGTAAATCCGTCAAACTTAAATCCAAAAGCATTTAATGATTTAATAGACACCCTTTGCAAGTGCATAGACATTTACTGATTCTAAAATAAAAAACCCCTTCGGGAGTATTGCACTCGGAAGAAAGCCGAAGGGGAAAGATTGCCTTTTTTATTCTTTCAACTAAGCTAGGGGGCTAGGTTAAAAAGAATTGATATTTTCATAATACTTTATTTTTTATATTATGTCAAAATCGGTTTTAGGGAAATTAGCGGAAAATAAGGGAAATTTCCCCTAAATTAAAAACCGCCCCACATTGACAATGCAGGACGGCTTATCGAGAAATAAATGAAATAGTTTATTATATTATACCCCGTTTTCAAGATAATACAAGTCCGTTACTACTTCGCCCCATTGTTCCCATTCTTCAACCAAGTGTTCGTAATAGTTTATTATCTCTGCACAGTCTTTCAATGATTGCGGGGCTTCAAGTTCCTGTCGGCAGGGTTTCGGCGGAAGGTCATTTTTTTGTTTTGTTGTCTGACACCCTGTTGTTATTCCTAGAAATAATACCGCCAAGAATGTCAATAATTTCTTCTTCTGTTTCTGCATTTTCAATTTCCTTTTGAACTGTTGCCCCGTCTGTACGGATCAAGGCAAGTTCCGTCATATATTCGCTCAATGACTGTCTGTAATCGGCAATCAGCTTTTCCAACTTTTCATTTTCTTTCTTCAAGCCGATAGCCTTGTAAACTACGGCATAAAGAATGAAACATAAAACGGCAATAATCAAAACGAAAGTCAATGTGTTCATTCCTGCTTTCCTTCTACCCAATTATCACGGCAGATATTGAAGTCAATTGTTCCCAAACCGACCCCGTAAGCAAAGCCGATTGACAGCCATATTTCTTTTATCTCTGCTTCTGGTAAAACCCCGCACCAATGCAGAACGCACAAAGCAAAGCCAACAACGATTAAAATTATTTTGATTAAAAGACTTGTGTTTTTCACCTTCATTTTTTACCCCCACGTTTACGCTCTTTTTCTTAAATAGCCCAAAAGATTTTCTTTTCCCCGAAGGTTTATTTTTGCCCCGTCCTGTTTGAAGCCGTCCTGCTCAAAAACAAGATAGGAATTGCCGACCATTCCAAGATAGATTGCAACGTGTCCGTATTTGTTCGACAAGCTTTCGTTCCAGATAAGAACATCACCCTGCACAAATCTTTTTGTTGCACCCCTAGAAAAATATTTTTTTTCAACGGGCATTTTGTTGTAATCAAGAAACAAATCTTTCGCACCGCCCGAAGAAATACAACTTCCCGTGTGTTCTGCAATCAGAAGAACATCAACGCAATACTGTCGGAAAAGGTCTACGCATTGCGATCCAAAAACCCCGTCATAGTCAACCTGTTTTCCGTTATACTTTTTTACGAATTCTTCTAACGTCATATTTACCCCATAATAAACTTAATCAAAAGGGCAACCCCTTCGCCGAGAATTGCGATTAAAAGCCCGATAAGTTTTGCTTGGTATTTTTTTTCTGTTTCTGAAATTGCAAGTTTGATTTTGATGTCAACAGATTCATTGACCTTTTCCGCAATCTTGTCTGGCATTGTTTTCAAATCGTCTTTGATTTCCTTTATGTCTGCTTCCAAAGTTTTCACCTTTTCTTCCAAAACTTCATCATTCATTATCTTTCCCCTTCATACTCAATTCGTTGTTCTAAAAATGAAGCATAACCCTGCATATATTGTATCTGCGATTTTAGTAAATCAATGCTTGTCTTGTCTGCACCGAAAGGCTTTGTCGCAACGATCTGTTCTGCTTTTGCAATTCTGCCTTTCAACTCTTTTAATTCAACTTTCATTTTTTCGACAAACTGTTTCATACATAAAGTATAGACCCTTTTTTTCATTGTGTCAAAATTGGCTCAACACTTCCAATAACAAGTGGTGGAGTAGCAAGTGCGTTGGATAATCTTATAAAATCTTCACAAGGGGATTATTTAACAAGCGTTGTTATGCCTGCTACTAATTATTATGAAATAAACACCTATGTTCCAAGTGGTCATAAAATTATAGGATACAATGTTGATACTTGGTCTACTAACTCACAAGGATTTTCTGTTATTTCTTATGCAAACACAAGAGCATTTATTGTCGCAAATAGCGGAACTGTAATTAACAACATTCAAGTAACATTCTTTTATATATAATTAAACTGTCTTTGTATACTCAACAAAGAATATAACTTCTCCGTTAAAATACCCACTTGCGTATTGACCTGTGCCATATAATGTAGTTTCAAAGTCATTATATGTTGGGTGATAATACGCATATATGTTAAGTATTTCTGCTGTGTTAGTTGGATTTATGTATGTATAAGGAACGTGCATTATCCAAGTAGGGTTTGCAAAACTTCCTTGATAAAAGTTTCCACGCCAACTGACAATATTTTTAAGATTAGATATTCCCGTTGCTACCGCATAACTCCCGTTTGCAGGAATTGTTGCTTTAACCATTTTACGATACAAAGGTGTTACAGTATTTCCGTCATTAAACTCGCCGACTTTCTGTTCTGTAAAACTCCACCCTAACGCACTTGCTACTCCACCACTTGTTATTGGAAGTGTTGAGCCACTCGTTACGGAAGAAGTTGCGGTTGCACCTTGACTTGTAACGTTTCCTTCTTGGTCTACATAGATAATGGCAACATAAGTACCTGTACTGACTTCAAGATTCTGTTTTCCTGCAACACCTGTTGTCAAAGTTAATTTTCCACTTCCCGCCAACTGTTTGAAATAGACGTGATAGGTTTTCGCACCCGTCTTTTCGCTATCATAATATAACTGAAATGTAGCCCCGTTTCCTGCGTCACCTACAAAGCCGATTGTGTCATATATAACATCAGCTTTCGGCATTGCCGTGTCTGTCGGTATTGTATAATATTTGACACTTGCTGTTGTCGTTGTTTTGTTACTTGCTTTGCGTATCTGATTCAATATCAACTGTAACTGTCGTGATAAATCATTCTGCGGTTTTCCGAATGAAAATTCTATTCCGTACTGACCCCAAGACCAATTCTCCGTAACCGAAAGAACCTGCACGACCGCACTTTTTCCGCTGAATGCAAGTGTAATCAAATCCCCGATATTATACTGTTCCTTGAAAATATAAGGACATTTTGCCAAACCCTGCCCCGAAACGTCAATCGTCTGTCCGTACTGTGTAAGCATAGACAAAGCTTCTGCTTCATATTCTGATTCGCTTGTCATCTGCGATTGATTGTCGTAAGCTTCAAACCTGTCAAACCCAGAAGGACTTGCACCGCCTATTTCCTGTTCCCCTTCGTAAATATCCCTGTCGCTTCCCGTTCCTTTTCCTGCAACGTAAACTGTATTTGCATAACTTTCTGAACTGTCCGTAAACTCGCCGTTGCTTAATGAGTCATAGTCTGTTGAAAACTGAACTTGGCTTGAAAGGTCTGTACCTTCAAAAACTTCAAGTGTAAGAGATCCGTCAAACTTTATCCGCCACCCGATTTCCGACTGTGTTGCTATCGTAACAAGTGTATCATAAAGGTTGCTGAAAGACTCTGCAACGCTATATTCTTTTCCAAGTGCCGAAGAAGAAGCAGGAATTGTGTTTGACACAGGAAGTTGTCTTTTTACTTCTGCACCGCTTCCACATTGTGATTGTATCAAAGACCGAAGGCAGATTTCCCCTTTATCTGTCATAGCCCAATTATCTTCGTTATTGAAGTTCTTAATAACACGTCTTTTGAAAATAAACCTTGCGTCTTTGCCCGTAATAGTTCTTATCTGACTTCCTTTTCCGTCTTCGCCGATTGCGTCTGTAATCGTCAATATTTCACCGAACATATAAGGGTCGTTTCCGAACTGTACGAACATTCCCCTTTCAAACTTCAAGGCATTGGGAATGTTATAGTTTATCGTTATCGTAAAATCGCCCGCTTCATAAAGGTTGTGGGAAAAACTGATTTCTTGATAATCGTCAATAATTGCCTGTGCTTGAAAAGTTCCGTCTGTGTATTTATAAAGTTTCAAGTTCAACTGTTCGTTATATCTCATTTTATACCCCTATATATTTCTGGCGATATGTTAAGATACAGTTAAAATCACCACCTGTTTTTGAAAGTCTGAATTGATTTTGTCCGACAGATAATTCCAAATTCATATCAGATTCACTTGTTAAGGTGTTTATCAAGTTGACTTCACTTCCCTGCAATGATTTTGTATAAGTTGAAATAACACCACGTTCACCCAAAACAAGTATTTCCTTGTCATAGGAATTATACACCATATTTCTGACTGTTGTGCTTCCATATCCTTCGTGAACTAAAGATGTAAGTCTTATTACACCTTGATTTATCGGGCTAGTTAAAAAAAGACCTACTCCACTATCATTTAATACAACTATGGATTGTATATCTTCAGAATATATTGCTCTTATAGGTCCACTGAATATTACGTTTTCTGGATAACTATTCCAATTTTCGCAATCATAACTTCCATAAAAAGTGTGCATATCATCTTTGAAAATATAAAACTGTTTTTCCAATTTATTATAAGCACAATATATTCCTTTCGCCTGTGCAGGCTCTGTCCAAGTTTCAAGATTTTCGCTATATCCTCCACTTGCAAGCATATATATCCCTTTGTCTTCTGCATAACAAATATCACCTGCCGAAAGTTGTAATGTTACACTATGCCATTCCCCGTCATAATATTTTAGACTTGTTCCATAAATGGCTATAACTTTTCCGTTCAAATAATAGAGTTTCCCTGCGTTTCCACTTAAACTCAATTCCCAATCTTCACCATTTGTTCCTGTATATATTCCCGTTGAATTACCTGCATAAAACTTTTCTTCTTCTTCGTTATAAACAATATATTTAAAATAAACATCTGTATCTAATATTTGAAAGTTTTCTAAATCATAACTTTTTATTATGACTTTTCGACTTTCCGTTGAACTGTTTCCTACAAAAAGATAAAACTTGTCTTTTTTTGAAAACGCACAATCTTCTATTTCCCCGTCATTTTTGTCTTTATTCCCAATAAGACCATCAACAGAATATCCATAGAAAATATTGTTGACAGAACTTGCTATAACAATTTTATCGTCTACTGTGATTGTATATAACAGGGAAGCATTCATAAAGTTTTCTGTATATTTGAAATAATAAAAATTATACTCTGTAATAGTTCCACTTTCACCCACCATTATCAGTTCGCCAAGTGAAGTGTTGTAGCTTAAATCAAAAATATCCGTTGTCAAAGTAGTAGAAATGCTAGTCCAACTTATGCCGTCTGTACTTGTTAATAAAACTCCGTCATCACCTACTGCACAGAACAGGTTTTTTTCTGGAATCCATTTTACTTTATTTAATTTTTTATTAGTTCCACTAGTTCTTGATGACCAAGTTGTTAAATCATTGCTTGTTACAATTACCCCGTTGTCACCGACTAATACATAAATTGAATCATTGCAGGCGATTGAATTAAAGGTTGCTGGAATCCCTGTAGGTCTTTCCACAACTGTACTTTCGCCGTCTGATGTGTATATTTCCCCTTCGCCTGTTATAACAAAACAATGGTCTTTTGTACTGTAAATTGCGTCTTTGCAATTAAAATAAGAAGGCAAGCCTAAACCATAGGTTTCTTCCCAATTATCCCCATCTGTACTGTAATATGAAGATAGGAGATAATTTGAATCACCTATCAGAATATATTTATTTTCGCCGTAAGCAAATGCAACAAGGTCTTTCCAATCCATATCGAAAACATTAAAACTCCAATGTTCCAAATCTTCACTTGTAAAATATGCAGATTCTCCAAGCTTGTAATATTTTCTTTTTTCGGGAACATAATATAAACCCGTTGGTGTTCCCTTATCTCTGACTGTTACGGCTTTATTGATAATTCCTGTTACTGTTTTCTTCCCGTCATTTGTGTTTATGTTTATGTTATTTGTAAAACTTCCCCGACATTCTATCTTCCTGTTATCGTTTATTTTTACTATGGCAGGGTTTGTCATTCCCGTCTGACTTAAAAAGTTTATATTTAATTTACAATCAACGTCACCTTCGTTTTCAATGACAGGTTGTTCATTTGCAGAAAACACGACACTTGTTTCTTCCAAATCTTCCCAATAAGGATTGCAGGCATTGAATACACAAGAAACTTTCGGTGTTCCAGAATCATTTGAATTGTGATTTTCAAAAACAGGAATGTTCGGTATAACGTGTATCTGCTTTGAAAGAAAGTCGTTTGTATAAATCAAAACACCTTCGCCAAGTTTTGGGTTCAATCGGCTTATCATTTCCCGTCTTAATCTGTACCGCTTTTCAAGATCGTTCCCGTCATTCATTGCAACTGTTACAGACAATTCCCTTTCATTTAATAATGCGTCAAGAAAAACACCGCCGTCTTGAAAAGGCACCTGCTGACTCTGAATGTTTAATTCATCAGCGGAAAAACCTTCCCATTCTGTAATTCCGTAGTCCCCGCTTGTCAAATCAAGTTCTATTCCGTTTGCGTTTCTGAAAACTAATTTCTGCATTTTCCCTAACTCCTATAATACGCCGTTAAAGGCAAGATTTCTTTGATATTGTCTTAACTGTTTCATCATTGCAAAGGCGGTTGTATCAACTGTGTTTTCAAACGTTACGTTGAATACTGTTCCGCCTTTATTCATATCCGCTATGGCTTTCTGTGTGTTTCTGTTGTTCAATACCTGTTCACCGCCGTTGAATTTTACAAGCTCTGGTCCCGCTTCACCTACTATTGCAAGTCCTTTCTGTGCGTCCTGTGTTCCGTTTGCCAAATAATTAAGTTTGTCTATGCTGATTCCGAAAGACTTTCCGCCAAGCCAATCTGGAAGTTTAATGCTGATTTTGTTCAAACCATCAATGATGTAGTTTATACCTTTAATCAAGATATTCAAAGGTGCCTTGAATATGCTGACAAGGAAATCACCGATTTTTGTAAACGTTTCTTTTATCCAATCACCTATTGCTTGGAACGCCCTTTTAATGCCCGCACCTGCCGTCATAAAGATATTATAAAACCAATCGCCAATGCCCGAGAATATATTTCCGAACACTCCATAAATCCATTCGCCGAGTTCTGAAAATATGTCGATAATTCCCTGTAAAACTTTATTGAAGAATCCGCCGACATTTTTGTTCAACCATTCGCCCATAGATTTTATTCCGTTCCACAAACCTTGAACGATATTCTTTCCAAAGTCTGCAAATACTGTTGAAGGTGAATGTATGCCGAATAGTTTTTTGAAAGCGTTTATAAATCCCATAAAACATTCTTTGATGATTTCCCACCAATTTGTTTCTGTAAAGCATTTAACTAAACCCTGTATTATAGCCCATACAATCTCTGGAAGGTGCTTGATAATTTCTACAACTATTTCTGCGATAACCTTTATGAAAACAGGAACAAGTTTGATTATTTCCTGTATCAGCATAGGAAGTATATCTTTCAATATTGCGGGCAGACTGTCCAATGCAATTTCAATGATTTCTGGTAAAGCTTCAAGAATCTGTTTTATTGCACCCGCTAATGCAGGTATTAAGATTTTGAGAAGTTCTGGAGTCTTTTCCGTAATTTTTTTCACTATCTTAATCAGTACATCAAGTATGACAGGAAGTCTTGTTTCTATAAGGTTTGCGATCCACATTGTTGCCTGTTCGATTAAATCAAGCAATCTGTCAACGAAATCAGAATTGCCAAGTAAATCCATTATCGAGTCAATTATCTTTTCTACAACAGGGAAAAGCATAGCAATCAAGTCTGGAAGTGCTTTTGTCAATGTATCGACAATAGTCAAGAAAATATCCGTCAATGATTGGAACGTGTCCGAATTCAAAACGTTTTGCAAAAGAACTGATATTGACTGTAAAGCACTTTCTACAAAAGCAGGAAGTTTCGGCAGGGTTTCAACAAAGAACGTTAAAACCTTATCTTCAAAAGCAAGCAAAGAGTCAAGTGAAGAACTTGTGTCGAAAGAAAAAACCTTGCTCAAAATACCGCCGATATTTTTTATAGTGCCGACAGTATTTTTAATGAAAGTAACGGCTTTTCCCATTGCACTTTTTATGCCTTCGGTAACTTTTGACATTGTTTTAACAACATCTTGGTATACACCTTTCCATATTTCCTTAATGTCTTTTCCCGCTTTCTTTTCAATCTGTGTCACAGTCTGCGAGTATTTTTTTGCGTTTTCAATAACTTCATTCTGATAATATTGAATTATCCGTGCTTTTTCTTCTTCACTCGTCGCACCCTTTAAGGCTTCTGCCCTTTCTTCCTGTATGCGTTCCAAGTTTAATTGCATAAGCCGTGCATTATATTCTTTTTCGATTGCAAGTCTTTCTTCTGCACTCCTGCCATCTTCTTCAAGCACGGCAAGATTGATTTCTTTTTCTGCTTCAAGTCTTGCAATTGCCTGTTCCCTTATCTTCTTTTCCCATTCGTTTGAATTGCTTTCTTCTGGGGTGAGTTCTGCCTGTAGTTTCTGAATGATTGCAATCTGGTCTTTGAATAACTGATTGTTTGTTGTTATCTGTCCGCCTGCCTGTGTCATAAGGTCTACAAGTGAATCTTGATAGAACTTTATTTTTTCTTCGTTCTTGACTTCTTCACCCGTAACGTCTTTAATATTCTTCCACTTGCGTTCCTGCTCTGCTATCTTTTCAAGATATTTGCCCTTCAAGATTGCTGTTTCATTTTCAATGGCAAGTTGTTCTTCTTCTGTCTTTTGTCTTTCGGCTTCTTCCCTGTCCATATCTTCATAAATCTTTGCAAGATATGTTCGGGCTTCAACTTCCATTTTTACTTTGCGTAAAAGTTCTTCCTGTTCTTTGTTTCTGTTTTTTGTGCTTTCAAGATGTTTCTGTAAAGCGACTATTTGACTTTCTGATAATGCGTGTATGTTATCTTCTAAATATAAAACCTTCTGCCTTTCGTCTGAAATTGATTTATAACCCTTGACAAGTTCTTCTGCAATTCCTTTGCCGATTATGGTCTTGTCCATATATTCGTCAAACTGTTTTATAACAGAAATACCTTTGTCATAGAAACCGATCCAAAACTTATTCCACATATCACTTGTCGGCAGGGTAAACTCGCCTATAGCTTCCTTGAAATCGCCTTTGATGTTTTGAAGTTGTTTTGATGTGTCAAGTGTTGCAGAAGAAAGCCCTTTGAACTTTTCGCCTAATATTTCTATAGCCTTTCCGCTTTTGAGTTCTTCTTCTGTTAGACCTTTTAATTCTGCGTTCTGTTGTCCGAGCCTTCCGATATTTCCGTTAAGCGTTGCGTTTAACTGATTGATTGCCGTATCAAGTGACATAGAACCGCTTGCAGACATATCCATTGCAACCGCCATAATCTGCATTGTTTCTTCTTCGGTTCTTCCCAATGAAACAAGATTTGCCATCATTGGAATAAGTTCTTCGTCACCATAATTAGAAACTTTCTGCATTTCTGAAGCAAACTGCGTAAGGGCTTTTTTTGCAGAACCTGTTACAAGCGGATTATTATTGATTGCCGTTTCAAGTTGTCGTTCTGCGATTATCTGTTTCTTATATGCTTCTGTGCATTCACCGATAGACTGTGAAATCTGTTTTGCGATTTTTACAACAGAACCAAGTGTTGCGGTAACACCTGCCGAAGCAAGTCCAACCGCACCCAAAGCACCGACAAGCCCGTTTTTTCCTAACCCTTGCACAACTTTGGAAACGGAAGTTGCAAGGTTTTTGCTTGCTTTTTTCGCCTTGTCTACGGCAGACACATAACCGCTTGCGTCACCTGTGATGTCTGCTTTCATATTGTAATCGGACATTTCGCACCTCACATCATTAAACTTTTCAAGGCACCTTCGCTTATCGGAACATCTCGCCCCGCAACAGGACTATCGTCTTTTTCGTATTTGTCGGGGTCTTTTCCCCATACATAACACGCTATGTAAACGGCTTGATTTTTTAGCCGTGCCTTTTCGATTTCTTTCTTCTGGTCAATTAAAGCAATTATTTTTCTTGGTGTGGATTCCCAGAAGTATTGCTCACTCAAACCCATCAACAGACATTCTGTCAACAGGTAAGAGTAAGGCAATTCCGTTACGCTTCCACTTTCCCGTTTTTTCCTTCTTCCTGTGGCAAGGCGTTCTGAAAGGCTTTTGTAAATACATCTTTGATAATTTCAATGTCATTCAAAGAATAATCATCAAGAATATTATCTTCCGTTACACCTTCTTTGTCACGAAGCCCGATATAAAGAAGTTTCGGCAACATCTGAAACGGCTTTTCTTCCAAATCTTTTTCCAAGTTGTCAAGATTTTTCATTCCGCCATAAAGCTTTTCAATATCTGCCCACGCAGAAAATGTGAATTTAATTTCACGAACTTTGCCGTGAATTTTCATTGTCACCTTTTCGGTTTTTACTTTGTCGAGTTCTGCCATAATTATTTCTCCTTATATAAAAAAATCCCTAATCGGCATTATACACCAACTAGGGATTTTCTGCAAACTTGCCTTTAATTAAAGACTTGTATCAATCAGCGGTGTTGCACCAACTCCGAATGAATCTTTCAAGCCGTTTGTAACAAAGGCACTTGCAGGGGTTTCTGCGTCTGCCGAAGGTGTAAAGACAATAGTAGGTGAAGCAGAAGCGGTTGTGCCGACTGTGTATTCACCTTCAACCAATGCTCCGTTTGAATCAAGAACACCGATTGTCTGTCCGTCAATAACTGAACCTTTTGCAAATACAAAAGAAGCTCCGCTATCTTTAGCACCTGTGAATGTTACCTTGCTATTTGCATAAGCAACAGAAACTGTGAGTTCTGAATCGTCACTTGTTGTCTGAACAACAGGGGCATTGAACCAATTTGCTTTTACAGAAGCAGGTACGCTTGGATCGTCTGTTCTGATGTGTGTACAAATAGTTCCTGTTTCCTGTCCGTTCGGAACAAACTGTGTCTGCACGAACTGTGCGGTAACAGAAATATGACCGAAGTTCAAAGAATCTGTTTTTGTTTCTCCGCCTGTTTCTGGCACAGAGAACTTTCCTTTTGCATACCAGAAATACTGATAGCGGTTGTTTCCGTTTGCGTCTTTTCCCGCAAGCCATACACGGAAACCAAGTGCATAGTCTGAACTCTGGTCAAGCGGTGTTTCGACTGTAATGCCGTTCACCTTTCTCTGACCGAGTAACTGTGCAAGAACATCAACATCAACATCAATCATTTCAAGATTGAGTTCGGTGTTGCCACGATTAGAAGCAGAGAAGAATGGTCCGTTGTCTGCGAAGTCTACGGCAACATCACTATTTGGGTTTACTGTTGCGTTAACTGCCCCTTTCAAAGGGATAACAGAATCAAAGGAAATTCCGTCTGCGGTGTCCGAAAGAACTTTGGCGATAACTACGTTATCCAAGCCGATTTTTGGTGCTTCGTTCATTTTCGTTTTCTCCTTAAATTATAACGTTATATTTTAAAGGGAGTAGAATTCCCTTTTAAAATCCATTACCCTGTGCCGAATATTATCTTCTGTGTCTGCCGTATCAATGTTGCTTGTCATAGCCCAATGGTCTAAACGGAATACAGAATGCACGATTTCGGCTATATCTTCCACCTTTGCATAGTTTTTAACCAACTTTGAAAAGATGTGTATTCTTACAGTTGCACTTGTTCCTTCTGGCAGATTGTCCGAAAAGGCAACATCTGAACTGTTTGTATCTTCATAAATTACAAGCGGAAAGGTCGTTACTTCATTCGGATAGCTTGCAACTATTTTGTCGGTAGAACCTAACAGAGAAACAAGTTCTGAACTGTTTGTTAAAAGTGTTCTGTAATATTTCTTCAAGTTCATTATCCGAATATCTCCTTCCACAAGTTCGCCATAAAACTCTGGCACTTAATCAGCGAAGCCGACAACCACGGTCTAGGCTTCATTTTGCTTGTGCCGTATTCCAAAAATCTAGGGTAGTTAGAATTATTTATTATACTTCCAACTTCCCCGATTGCTTCATTTCCTTCCACTTTTACCGAATGCGTTATGCTCTGTAAAAGTGTGCCTGTGTCTGGGGCAGGCGGATTTCCTTCAACAGAAGGGTGGTGTCCCTTTTTGCCATAACTGACATCGGGATTCGTTATAGTATCACGCATTATAGTTTTTGCCGTTCTTTCAACTTCGGCACTTGACAGGGTAACAAACCTTTTTGAATCTGCAACGGCTTGTTTTGAATATCTGTCAAGTTCTGCTATAAATCCGTCAATACTAATCGCCTTCGCCATTTTCTTCTTCTTCTTCACTTGGTGTTGGTGGTGGTGTCGGTGTTGCTTCGTTTTCAACAGGCAACAAAAGACATTCCCCGTGCTTACTCCAAGCGTTTATCGGCATTATATTATAAACTTCCGTCTTGCCCGTAAAACTAGACAAGACCGAAGCCCTGTTTCCAACTTTAATATTTTCGTGATAGCCGTTGTAAAGAAATAACTTTACGCTTCCACGACTTTGTGATATTCCATAAGCTTTCATTTCGTCTTCGGTCAATGAATGCGGTTGAACATCACCCTCAAGGGTTTCTATCTGTGTCCATTCTGCAATATAATCGCCCGAATCGTCTATCGTTGTACTTTCGCCAAGAATAGAAACTACGGCATTATGAAAACGAACCATCAAGCCACCCCGTAAAATACATATTTATTCAAAAGTAATCTTGCACTTTCTGAAAGTCCGACATTGTTTGCCGAATCAGAGTAGGTGTCGGAAATATGTCCTTCCGTATGTCCTTTCAAACCTACGGCACCCATACTTTCAAGATTAAATCTTTCTACAACGCAATTGATACAACAGGTTGTTATGTCATAAGGCAAAGAATCGTCTGCCCCTAAAACATAGCCCGTGTCATTCGGCAGATAATAACCCGCCGTATAACTAACTTTTATACACCAAGTTCCCGCGAAAATATCGTGGGTAAATCCCCGTGTATATTCTGGACCGATCCACCCGCTTCCACGATAAAGCCTTCCCCACCTTGCGTATTCGGGAAGTATTTTATAATCGCTTATTGTCTGCCCGTTTATTTCACAGGCAGAAACCGACTGAATCGGGAAGTGATTAAGACTGACTAACTGTCGGTCGTTTACGCTATGCACTTCTTCGGTGTAATTTGCCCGTGCTAGTTTATAGCCGATATAACCTTCAATAAGTGCCGATTGTTGCTTAATCAATAAAGTTAAGTAATCGTCTTGCGAAGTGTCTGTTATTTTGAGCATTGCTTTTACATCTGACAAAGTACATAGCATAATTTTCACCACCTATTAAGCAGGGTCTACAGGGTAATCACCGAGAACGGCAATTGCACCCGAATCATTTGTTTTAAGATATTTCTTTGCGTTGCAAATATCAACCCAGTTGTTTCCTTCGTCAAGGTCTGCAATCTTTACGAAGTTTGAAGTTGAAATATCAGATGTCTGAAGTTCTTTTGAACCTGCACTTGCAACAACAAGAATAGACTGTGCCTTGCCTTTTTCAAAGGCGGTGTTTCCACAATCTACGGCTTTTATCTGCTCAAAGATTTTTGAACGTGTAATCATTTTCGTTTCTCCTATCTGAAATATTTACGGGGCGGGGAACTTCCCCAACCCCTTAAACCTTAAGCCTGTGCAAAAGTACCCTTTACGAATGCCTGTGGGTGACGGCAAGCAAAGTCAACTTCTGTGATAAGGCGGATAAGTGTCAAATCTCTGTCGAATGCAGAAATTGTCTGTCCACCGCTCAAGAATGTTCCTTCACGGCTTACATCAATTGAGATGTCCTTTGAAATACCGAAAAGCAACTGTGACCAATCGCCAAGCCAGAACTCTGAATAATCAGAAGCAGGAGCGGTTGCCTGTGTATACTTTACAGTTGTTGAAGTCAAGAACTCAAAACCGTTGAGTGTTTTCTGTGTTGCCATTTCGTTTGCCCAAGCGAATGGACCTGTTGTAAACTTTGCAGATTTAAGCCAAGACTTGCCCTTTGGTGACAAAAGCCATTTTGCATTTTCCATTGGAACATTTGCCTGTCCGAGAAGTGCTTCAAGGTTGTTCGGCATATCAACAGTAATTGCGGTTGTTGTACCGCCTGTTGTCTGAACACCTGTTACATTTTCAAGACCGAGCGGCTGATACTGTGAACCTGTTCCGTGAAGAAGTGCTTCGTCAAGTCCGATTCTTGCCTTACGGAACAAATCTTCTGCAATCCAACCTTCAACATCTACACCGCTTGAACGGATAAGTGTGTTAGTGATAGCAGATTTTGCAAAAAGCTTTTTAGCGTGCATATTTACTTCACCAAATACAGGTTGTGTTGTGTTTCCAACAGTTTCTTCACCGCCCCAAGAAATAGCAGAAGTTGTGTCCATTCTTGGAATAGAAAGGTTTCCGTTTACAAGTGGAACACGGCGTACACCGAGTTTATCAATCAATGTGTTTGCAGTCAAAGCGTCAATGTAATCGCTAGAGAATGCAAGTGGAACTGTGAATCCACCGTCACTTGGTGTTCCTGCGTTTGCGGTTTTTGTCTGCAATACTTTGTGCATTGCCTTTGAGTTCGGGAAGTCTTTCTTTGCCTGTGCAAGAATTTCTTCTTCTGTTACCTGTTTTACAGAACGATAGTCTTTTGAATCCATTGCTCTGATAGCAGAAGCCAACATCTGATTTACAACTGTTACAGGTGTTTCTTTTGCCTTGATTGAATCGTCACCACAAACGGCTTCCTTGAATGCTTCAAGATATTTTACGTTCTCGGCTTTGTCGTTGTTTGCCTTGTCTGTGATTTCCTTAATGCCTTTTGCAACGGCTTCATCAATCTGTGCCTGTGTTACACCTGCACCCAACTCTTTTTTGATTGCTTCTGTTTTTTCTGCAATCTGTTTTTCGGAACGCTCGTCAATAAGGCGTTCAAGTTCTTTCATTTCCATAATTTTAATCTCCTATTAAGATTTTAATTGCCTTTATAATTACGTTTCTTCCGTAATTTTTTTACGGGTTTCTTCCCCGATAGTTGCCAGAATAAACCCGCCTATAAAGACGGGCTTTACCTTATTTCTTTTTTGCGGTCTTTGTAGGGTCAATGAAGTTTCCACAAACACCGATAACGGCAGATTCAATCAACTCAATTGAAGAATTGATTGCGGTCATATTTGGTACTTTGAAATAAGATACCAAGCCGATAGCAACGGCAGAAAACGCACCGCTGATAATTACAATAAGGTCAAAAGTTCTTTTGCTCATAATTAAATCTCCTTATTCAAAACTATACACCAAGTATGAAAACTTGTCAAAAATGGAAAACCCCCTGCACATTGCAAGGGGAAAACACAAAGGTTTTTATGGAGTAATTATGACGGCAACTCGACTTCTATGCTATCGGGTAACTCCACATAAATCTTTTCTTCTTCGTTTTCTTCTTCTGCTTCGGGTTCGTCAAGTTCTGCAAGTGCTTTTCTTAAAGCTTCCCCGCAACCTTTCAATGTTTCTTGACACTTTTCCAATTCGTCACCGCAAGCCTTGATTTTATCAAGAATGGCTCTGGTCTGTGCAGAAATCTTGCGACCGCTTTTTTCTTCGGTGATAAACTTGTGTGTAAAATCTTCCCCGAATGATTTAACGGCTTCGGCAATTGCATCTTGATTGGCAGGAACGGCAACGGCAGAAAACTCCAACAATTCCCATTTAAGAATATCAAAGCCGTTTTCTGTTTCTACCCATTCAAGCGGAATAAAGCCAACCGATACCGCATTGAGCATTCCTGTTTTATAACAATGGTAACAGAAGTCTGTCAATTTCGCTTTTTCACTTGCTTGCTCTGGGTTAGTAGAAAGTTCTTCAACTGTCGGGAAATAAACAATCGCCTTTACTGTGTTTCCTTCTACCCAGAACTTTGTAACTTTTCCAAGCGGAAAATCACGGCTATTGTGAAAACCGAGAAAAACTGGGTTCTTCATATAATTGGAAAAATCAACACCGCTTGCCCGCAGAATGTCCCCGTCACGATCCACTACTTCTTTTGAGATTGTGAACAGTACACTTCTATCGCCCATATCTTCGGCAACGATAGAAACATCTTTTTTGTTCAAAATGCCTTTTTCAAGTTTCATTTTTTACCCCCGAATTAAAGTCCTGTCAATGTAATAACAACCTTTGCCATTCCGTCTTTGCCTTCTGTCGGCACGATTTCAACGGGTTCTGTGTAAGTAGAAGCGTCAATCGAAACGGCTTTTGAAGATTCAATGGCAGGAATATTTGAAAGTGTGATTGTTGCCTTTTTCATTCCGTCTTTGCCACTTGTTGGAGTAACTTCAACAGGGCTTTCATAAGTTGATACATTGATTGTCGCTGATTTGTTATTTTCCAAATCTGCCCCCGCAATAGTAACTGTGTTGAATGTAACCTTTTTTACATCATAATCACAATCGCCCACAATTCCGATTGCATTGTCGCAACCTGTAATTTTTACAAACTTCTTTGCACCGATAAGAGAAAAACAGAAACCTTCGTTGATATTTTCTGCGTCTGCTTTCAATGTCAAAAAGTCTTCATAAACACCGCCGACTGTGTCACAGGTAACTACCTTTACGGCAGTTCCAGAACTTCCACCAACGCAGACAACGGCAAGTGTATCAATTCCCAAGCGGTTGAATGCGGTCTTTACATCTCCGATAATTCCGATTTTATCAAGCATTGTTTTCATAGTTTTATATCTCCTTATAATTTAATTTACATCATAACAAACGGGAAGTTCGTGCATCTACAGTTCACAACTTGCCCCGCAGGTGCAGAAGGGTCACCCGCATATTCCATAAATGCACCTTCACTTTGAGAAGTTGCAGGAACTTCAAACTTATCTGTTATTGGCACAACAACCCCGTCCATCAAAAGATGTGCGTCACGAGTTCTATCGTCTTGCACGGAAATCCAACCCTTCATTTGTACACCTTCACTCTTATACAATTCGATTGCACCCGCATTCATTGTAGTACAACTTTCCGTTCTTGCGATAAGTTCTGCCCGCCACTTTTTATCTTCTGCAAACATTTCGTCTGCAACTTCAATCAGCTTTGCAACACGCTTTTTCAAATCTTCGCCTTCTTCGATAGATTCTGAAAGTGCCTTGCGTAATTTCTTTTTTGTCGTATCGTCAATGTCTTTTGCCAAGTTCAAGCCGTATGTGTCAATCCAGATATTAAACAACCGCCTTGTTTCTTCGCTGATTTCCTTTACACCTTTTTTATTCAACAGTTCAAGTCCGTGTTCTGCACCGACTGTCAAGCCGTTGAAAAATGCCCCTGCCATTGTGTGCAGAAGTTTCTTGTCCATTTCCTTGTTGTAAAGGTTTTCTATTGCAGTTCCTACATCTTTGTTTTCTTCACAGGCTTTACGGATTGTCTTGTTTACTTCTTCATTCTGTTTTGTAAAAGCGGTCTGCATTGCTTTGTAAAATGGAGCTTCAATGCTTCTTGCCCGTGCGTCAAAAACCTTCCAAATCTTACCCCGTCTTTCCTTGTCTGCGTCTGATTTCAAAACCTTATATTTTTTTTCATAAGCTTTTGAAAGTGCTTCAAACTCTTTTTCGGGAAGTTCTGTTTCGGGGCTTTCTGTGGAACCTTCGGGAAGTTCAATTTGTTCTGTCGGCTCTGTGTCGGGAAGTTCAATCGGCTCTGAATTAAAAGGCACTTCAACCTGTCCGAAGCCCCGCAGATAAACATCACCGCCCCTTTCGTCTTTCTCATAGCCCATTGCAATTCGCCAATCGTTTACAGTAAGAACACCCCTAGAAAGTCCGTCATTTGCAATCTGCAATTTCTGTTGTATATCTTCTGCAATATTGTTTTCGTGATATAAAATAAACTTTCTTTCTTTGTCGAAATCTTCCCACAACAACTGATTATTGATTGAACGCTCAAACATTCTTAAATAATCAGCAAGTACATTTTTATTCAAAAGGTATTCGGCAGAATCAATCGTGCTTCTGTTTGAGTTCTGCAAAATACCCATAATCTCTGGCGGAATGTGGAAGTGTTCGTTTGCGTTGTCCCTTAAAAATCTTCTGCTTTCTACAAAGTCAAGTTCTGTCGGGGTTTGTGAAATCTTTTCAAATCGGCTTCCTTCCCCCGTCAAAACCATAGGTTCTTTTGCGTGTCTGAAACCCGCCATTTTCTGTAGCCAAGACTGTTTTATCTGGTCTGCGGTTTCCTTATCGCCCTGTGGTGCGTAAATAATCGCAGAAGGTGTTGCGTCATTAAAGAAAAGATTTTTTGCGTATTTTGAAGCGTATTCGTCTGATTGTATTTCGTCCCCGATTGCTTCACTAGTTCCACGACCCCTGCCGTATGGATCGTTTAAGTCTATGTCTTTGAAAGAAATTACATCTTCAACGGGAACGACAATAGAATTTCCCCCTGCCGTTCCGAAAGGGTATATTTCCCAAAATCTTTGATTTACTGTCGGGGTCTGAATAACCCAAGAAGGTGCAACAGGTTGCAAGCCGATAACCCTTCCCCCTTTATCACGAACTTTCAAAAGGTAAGCTTCACCGACTAATGTATAACAGGCGAAAACAAAATAACGGATTGTCCACCCGTTCAAATCCCTGTCGGCAGGGCAAGGGTTTTCGAGTAAGTCATAGATTTCGTGCTTTTCAATTACTTCTGCATTGCTTTTGTTTTTTCTGAAGTCGGCTTTGTTATAAAGATACAACTCCGTGCTTGCACACTTATTCGCAATAATTCTTACAGGGTCAAGACGTGGTGAAACGTGGAACAGTTCTAGCAAATCCCGACTTGCACTATCGGGTGCTTTACTCCATTGTTTAACTATCAGATTCTTGATGCTTTCAAGAGGGTTTTTCATATCGGTACTTCCTATATGTTTAGTTTGCTATAACTATAAACCAAATAGGAAGTATTGTCAAAAATCACTTTTCAATTTTGCCTTTCGGCTCTGTCTTTACAACCGCATTTTTAACTATC